CGGCACCGACCAGGATCACGCGGATGGTCTTGGCGTTAGCCAGGGTGATGCTAGCGGCGACGGGGGAAGTGGTGATTTCGCACTCGCCGTCAAGGTTAAAGCTTTCGCGAGGGAAAATGCCCGTGGATCTCGCAGCCATTGTTAAAACTCCTAAGAATGTAGAGGTGTAGAAAACGCAGAGCCTTACCGTAGCGAAGCTCTGTTATTACTATGATACCCAAATTACTTCGTCCCGCCAGGGGCATGCTCGTAGCGCATGCCGATCTCGCGCTTGTAGGCTACAGCAGCGACGGCACCTTCGTAGGGGTTTGCGAAGTAGCCAAGAAACTTGCCAGTGCGCTTGTCGTCCACCTTGCGGTGGGCCACGTAAGACATATATAAGCTCCTATTCTTAGCCCATGAAACATTGCGGTAGGAGCTGCTGGACTTGACCTCGAGATTGCTTTGTTGGCCCGCTCTCGTCTCAAGGAATAGATTGCTGCCAGCGTTGTTGTCCTTGTTGCGGTCGAGATGGTCAACTTCGTATAAGCCAGGGTCTTCTCCGCCGTTGTAGAGTTTGTAGACAATACGACTGGCCTTATAAAGCACGCCGTCTATGCGAACCTCCCAGTAGCCATTCCTATGCCTGCGGCCAGCAGGGTTTCCGATAGTAGTGTTTCTGGAGGCCTTGATCTTCCAGCGAAGGCCATTAGGAATAGACGGGTCAAGCTCGAAGGCTTCTCTTAGGCGGCTGATGTGAGGGAGTGCTATGGGTCTCGGCATTGGAAGCTGCTTGTGTTACTGGATTCAGTTTACCAGCCCACTCTTTAAACCATTAAAAAAGGGGGCCTCGGCCCCCAGGATCTTCAATAGAGTCCAGTCAGGAACTGGGATCTCGTCAGGAAGGATCAGCAGTAGCATCGATGCCTGCGAGGCGGGCAGCAGCCCTACCATTGATCAAAGCTAACCCTACGTACCACTCAACGCGGGTGATCATCTGGGGCTGAGTGAAGGATTCACCAAGCTCGCGAACGCTCACGCCGCCATTCTGGATACCAGTCAGGTGATCGTTGCCGAAGGACACAACATAGAGGTCCTGGGCGGAAGGGGTGGCATCGAGGATAGCAACGTTCTTGTGGTCACGGTCCAGCTCAAGCACGGGCAGGCCAGAATAAACCATCTGCTGGTAACCGAACTCGTTACGCACGATGTCGACTTGGGTGTTGGTGCGAGCCTGACGGGTCAGAGCGCGACGGAGGGACTTAGAGCAAACGATGTACTTACGGCCACCAGTGGCGTCCACGTTGTCGATGGCTTCGTCGAGCTTGCCCAGGTCCAGAGCACCGCCGCCGTTAGCGAAGTACTGGGAGGAACCAGACTGGATGCGAGCAGCGAGGCCGTCGAACTCAGAAGGAGACTGGTTGGAGTCACCGTTAACGAACAGAGCTTCCCAAGCCAGACGCATAGCGCGAACGCGAGCCTGGATCTGATAAGCCTTGGCCTCAGCGCCTTCGAGGTCCACGATAGCGCGGTCAACCTTGATGTCGCCACCGAAGAGCTTCAGGCTCTCGGACTGCTGGCTAACTTCAGCATAGCTCTCGGCCAGGGCGCCGTTGTAGTTACGGAAACCCACATCGGGCAGAGCTTCTTCACGCTTCCAGAACAGGCCGTTGCCTTCGATGTTACGGAAAGGAAGAGCCTGGAGGAGGGGGCCAGCAGCAAGCTCGGTCACCACAGCCAATTCGGCGGGGGTCTTAGCGTGCTTCTGGGCTTCTAACAGCGTAAGTGCCATGATTAATACCTAAGGATGAATGAACAAAGAGTTGGGTGTTAGCGTCTTGATGATTGTCACAACCATCTCAACAATCGCACCCTTCCAGTCCATTCCATCTCGGAACTTCCCTTCTGGGCTGCTACTGTTATTATGCCTAAACTATATTTTCGGGCCAGCGAAGTTCGAGGCGAAGAGCTAGCGCAGCAGTATAGGCATCTTCTGGATTGGTATAAGACGTTGTTCTATGGTTTTTGTCGGCATGTTTGATCAACCCGTAATACTTGCCACCAGTCCTGTTTTCGTAAACCCAGCGGGGAAGCTTCCGTTCTCGCTTGAGCCTGACAGGCCTGTAAGTCCCGTACTTGCGCCTAGGACGCATGTTGGCATGCTGTTCTTTAGCGGTAGCCCAGCGACAGTTCTCTGGACTGTAGGGACCATCGTTATCGATGCGCTCGATCTGCAGGCCTTTCTCGAAAGTAGATTCCATGTCCTCTAGAAATGCGAGGAATCCTGGAGCCCACTGGTGACTACCTCGTCCTTTAGACTCTTTCCAGCGCTCACACACAAAAATACCCCTACCCCCGTAGTTGGGGTAGGAGTTATGAGAAGGCAGGTGACACCTTTCTATCATGTTGCGCCACCTGCGGTACAAAGGGTGATGGGATTGTCTCACTGTAGGTAGAGTAGCTATTTACAGTATACCAGATCCCAGTCATACCAACCTAAGAAAATGCCCGCTTGAACAACTCTTCGCGAGTTAATGAGGACAGATCCTCCGTAGGCATACCGTTAGCATCGGTGCCACCATAACCAATACCAGCACCAGAGCCTTTCTGACCCTTAAAGAAGGTGCCGTAGATCGGGTGGACCTTGTAGGAGGCGATAAAGTCCTCCGCAGCAATACGCTTGCCAGACTCTTTGTCCAACACAGGATCGCCAGCAGCGTCCACCACGGTCAGAGAGCCGTCAGCTTCTTGGCGGAAGTTACCACCAACCTGCTGAGCCATCATGTCAAAGAAGCTCACACCGTCGGCGGCATCGGTGCGACCACCAGCAGCGTAGAACACTTTTTCCAAAGCGTACTTTTTCTGGTAGTCCTGAAGAGCGGCTTTTGCTGCAGCGGCTTCCTGGGCGGCGGCCTCCGCTTGCTTGCTGTACTTCAGCTCGATGGCTTCCTTGGCCTCACCGAATTGAGCTTGCACTCGGGCAGCCTCGGCGGCCTCAGCCTGCAGCTTGGTGTATTCGTCAGGATTGATCTGAGCGAACTTCTCAAGATGCGCTTTGGTTTCTTTGAGGTCACGCTCATACTGCTTGCGAGCCTCGCGTTCAGCTTTGAGGGCCTTCAGCAAGTTCTCAGCCTCAGAACGGGGCATGAGATCTTCGTTAGAAGCGGGAGCGGAAGTAGCCTCCATCTCGGGAGCCTTGTTTTCCTCGGACATGATTCAGCAGGGATCACCCCTGGAGAAATTACGCAGTAGTATGCCAATCAGGTCCCAGTCGCTGGATCGAACGGAGTGTCAAAGTTTCCGCTGCCTGGCGTAGACTCACGGAAGTATTGGAAGTTGGCAGTCCAAGACTTGCCATCGCAACCTGGAATACCATTTCCGCACATTGAATTACAAGGAGTCCCAGTAAAGTCGGCGTCAACACCAGAAAACGGAGTGCCCCAATCTGCGGGGTCACCGTTAGGATCACCATACCTTGCCCAGCCTACTTGTGTCACAGTACCGCCGCAATTATTGATGTTACTTACGCTTACGCTTGAAGCCCATGCGACACCAGGCCAATCTCCAGCAAATGTTGTCCCACTACTAGCCAGTGGAGCTTGCCACATCAATACCTTATTGGGGTTTGCCTGGAAGGATGTCCAGGTCGCAGTGACTTCAGTTCCACCAGCAAAAACAACCAGTATCTTGAAGTTGTAGGTCGGTGGCCCAACAGCATCACAGTCGCACGTCGCCGTATTAAACGAGAAACTCGGAGGACATTCTTTTCCAGGAGTGTAGATCTGGCCAATGTTTGGACCAGTTAGACAACGCTGCTTTGGCGTGCAGTCGTTCATGTCGGGAGTAGCTAATGCCATGTCAGCGACTCCAGCGATTCTTGGGACAAAGAACTTCCTTGGGACCGTTTACCCAGGTCTTGGCCTCCATAAAGCATCCGCACTCGGAGCAGCGCTTGCTATCTTCGATAAAGAACGGGCAATTCTTGCAGGTGTTGTAACGCTCGTCTCTGATTTCCTGTGTTACTTTCCCACCCCTGATGGCATGTCCAGCTGTCTGGAGTAAACCTTTCGCCATTTGGCCAGCAGACGCATTTACCCTGGTGGCATGGCCATGCTTTTTCCTGTTCTCCTCGAACAGCTGCTCCTGCCTCGATTGAGGCCAAGCAGAAACAGGCCCACTCGGAAGTACGCCTGCGCTCCTGAAGTCCTCAATGTTCATGGGTCACCCAAAGCTGGGCTAGGTTGCCTATCAGCTTGTGAGCGGATATAGGATGCCAGTAGTTGGACGGGTAGGACCGCCACCACCGCCCGATTTGGCAGTAATCTTGTTTCCGACCAGTTCGTACTGAACACCAAAAACAGTATTATATACACCAGAAGCAAACTCCCATGGACCAGCTACCATGGTGCCACTTGCTCCATAGTCAGCATCGTCCGAACGTACGACCACGGCGCTTGTCAGCGGAATTTTTGAACTAGCAGACATGCTAGTTGCGTTAAAGAGATTGGTGTCAGTTGCGACGTTTACTGTTGTCCAAGCCATGTCAGATCACCACCCGAGGAGAGTAATAGCCTACTTGATATGCGGAGTTGGTCCCGTTTCCAAAGTATGCGCCTGTCCTGTAACTTTGTCCGCAGTGAAGCAGCCTGGGGTTTGCAGGGATCATCGAATACCCAGGCCCAATGCCCGCCGCACCCAGGGTATCCTGAGCGGTGAGAGGAGTGTAGGTGAGATTGCTTTCGGTTACATTTGAATCTATTGCTACAGAATTGGTTGTTTGATTGTGCCACATGGCTGTAGCTGCAGTTGCAGTGTTCCTTACTACTGAACACCAGCCACCTTCGACAGTCCTAGCTACAAACATTAGGACAAGCTCATAATTGCTATTTGGGCCAGCACATCCAGCGATAAAAAACTCTTGTCCATCAGTTGTATCTTGGGCCAGGAATATACCTAGGTCTATGCCAGATGCGGCCCATGTAGCGGAAGTGCCAGTATTGTTGCCAGCATTGTATGGCCCGTATCCGTTATTGGTCCCGTTGTCTGTCCACCCGTCGTTAACATAAGCGTAGCGAAGTGTCGTACCTTGGTTTGCACTGTAGAAGAAATAGCTGGGCGCACTTGCATAAGGAAGCTCCAGCACAATTCCTATTCTTGAAGCTGGGGCGGTAGAATCAGCAACTCCTTTCTTCTTGATTGGTAAAGCACTATTGGCAGTTATGCTTGCGTTCCCCGAGATTGCTGTTATCCATGCGTCAAGCTTGGTCTCCAGGGCAGGCCAGTAGTCAGTGGAAGCAGTTCCAAAGCCGTCATAAGAAGCCGATGGCCATAATTGATACTCAGCAGTGGGAGCAGCCATCAGCTATCGGCAAATCTGGTATAGAGTTCCTATCAGTTCTCGCCTGGGACAACAGTTGCAGTTACAGTTACGGTCCCGAGCGAGCCAGACTTATTGGTGACTTTCAAGTAAACCTCAGAGGCTGGGGTGGACTCGTCGTTAAAGTAAGCGTAGTGGGGAGTTAGCTTAATCCTCTGGGCTCCAGTAGTTACGACCTCAAGCAGTACACCAGAACCACTTGCTGGTGCCGTAGTCTCAGCCCTTCCGCTGTCGGCAGTCCTGGAGGCAGTGTCACTGTAAACAACCACCCAGGCAGCCTTGTCTGTTTCAATAGCAATGAAATCACCCGCAGCGCCAGTCCCAGTGAGTGTGACATTATCAGAGGCTGCATCGGCAATACTGGCAGTAGTGACGTTGACGGTTTGGCGTGAGCCAACGATTGTTGTAACCTGGCCAAAGGCGTCTACTGTTAGCTGGGCGTTTACGTTCGCGCCAGCCTGGTCCCTTACTGCAACATAAATGGCGTCACCTGGAGTGGTGTCATTATTAAAGTAGGATGTACCAGGGGTGAACAGAAGCGTTGTAGCGGCCGTCACATAAACTTCAGCCAGTACCCCAGAGCTCGTTGCGGGAGCAGTGTTAAAAGGCCTTCCAGCGTCCGCAGTCCTGTCAGCCGCAGAGCCATAGAACACGACCCAAGCATCTAGGTTAGACGTGATCGTCCTAAATATCCCACTGTGCCCAAGGCCTGTGAACGTAGCTGCTCCACTAGCTGCGGTTTGTGTCTCAGTAAGGTACGAGCCAGCTGCTCCAAGGCCACCACCCCCAGCAGGAGCATCTAGCGGTTCCCACTTGCTGTTGGCGTTTACCCAGGTCAGAACCTGGCCATCGGTAGGAGGATTAGTAGCAGTATCTACATCTGTTAAATCGTTGATGCTTGTAGCACCACCACCGCCACCAGCGACAGATACGATGTTTCCGCTAGCGTCAACCGTATAGAGCTTAGCCGCGCCGACTTCTCTGCCGATTACAAGTTCACCCTGTTGTATCTCATCCGTTCCGCCAGACTGGATGGCCGTGATGATTGAAGCCTCTGCGTCGGTCGAGCTCTTGAGGACAATCTTGTCTGGGAAAACGGCCATTTCAGAAACCCGATCGCATTAGGGTTCCTGCTGTAAGGTTAGGTAACGACAATCGGTCTGCACCCTTGTCCACCCCCATCTAATATGGCGCAATACTCATCTAGAGTGCAGGTACCACCACATGGCTCACACCCTGGATCGTCTACACAGGTGCCATTGCTACTGCAAACCTTGCAAGTGGGGCAATCTGCGTGGCAGTTGCACTTAGGAGCAGAGCAATCGATAGGAAGATCAGAGCACTGCTGAACTGGAAGGCAAGTCGTAATCCCTGTGTCGGTATTCGTTACGCAAACGTCATTGGTCACGCAATAATATGTCGGCTCGCACTCTGGCGGCGTGGGTTCTGTCGGTTGTGGAGCAGGTCCACAGGTATCAGCAAGCCACAAGCCACTATCATCACACGAGTAGCAGCGAATCGTCTCATTCGGTTTCGGGCTGCCACACTTGCAGCTGCCAGCTGAGTCTCTTTCGCACTCGCCGAAAATACTGCACTCTTCACAGTCTGGACATCCCTTACCGTCGCAACCAGGATGAATGGTCCCGAAAGAGGCGCCCCAGCTGTCGCAAAAACCGTCACAAGAATTGTTGGACGGAGGGTTCCACGGGTGTATGGGCTTAGGCTCGTCGCACCCAACACCGCCAGAGATAGCCCCAGTGCTGCCGCAGGCTCCTGGAGTGTCGGTTGTGCAGGATTCGACATTGCCCGCACTGGAGCCGCCACAAGCGCCACTTCCGCCGTCGCTACCACCACTTAAGCAGGGGCCGCCAAAACCGTAATCGTCCTGGATCTGTACGCAAATGCCGTTGACACACGCGAAGCCAGAGCCACATTGAGAGCTGTTTATACAACCACGCTGTTCCTGTTGTACTGTTGCGTCGTTGTTTGTGAGATATTCCTGAAAGTACGAACCAGGCCCAATGTCAACCGAAGGCCCTTTAGGTCCCCATGGATTAGCGTTGTTCCAGCTAGGGTTCGTCACTGTATCCAGGCGTCTAGCTATAGTTCCTATCGTAGACTCGGATCAACGTAGTCTGGATCCGTAGTGATTAGATTGATGTCGGTATTCTTGCCAGTATTTGGATCTATCTTTGGCCAGTAAACATCGACGCGCTTAAAATAAAGATCGAATGGACCAGGAACTGTATTGACATCCGCATCGCTAAGGGCGCACCAGAGCTGTCCGATAGTCGAGGTGCCTGGCTCCACTACGCACACTAACTGCCCTCTGACAGCCTGCGTGGTGACGTAGGTTGCGCCATCATCACCAAGATAGCCATACCATCCGTTTTCGCCAACGGCGTCAACAACTGGAATATAGTTTGGGACCTTTTCCGCCCTTATCGTCTCGTCTAAGACAAGTCTTGTTTGATCGATGGCCATGTCAGTTAGGGCGAGGCTAAACGCATCCAGCGGGTACCACTCCTGTCAAGTATATACAATGTGCATACACCATCCTGCTCGTGGTAAAGAACGGCCATCTTGCCAGGTGTTTCTGGTACCGCGAGTGGCTGGCTAAGGTCAGGTGCAGCTGTGAGCACTTCAGCTACCGTTACGGTGCGAGTGCCCCCAGTTGACGTAAAGGAAGGATTGTCAATTGCCATGTCACCACTTGGAGTAGTAGATACCGTTTGCGAAGGTCAGCTCCACTGAGGTGCCTTTCGGAATAGAAGCTGAGCCGATCCTTTTTGTCTTGTATTCCTTGTCACCATAGGCAACAATACCAGCACCAGATTCGTCAAGCTTGATCCAGATACCAGTTACGCTGCCCTCAAAGTCGCCAGCCATTAACTGGCCAGACTCACGCACTTGGATCGTATCAATCCTGTTGGCGTCAGAAACCTGAATCAGCGCAGAGATGTCCATCAGACTGAGTAATAACCGAACTGCTTGAGGTTGAAGTAGAAGGCGCACTCGTTGCCGCCCGACAGTGTAACCTGGTTAGCTGATTGAGCGACCGCGAGAACACTGCCAGCGTTTGACGGGTTGAACACAGCACTGATCGTAAGACCAGTAGGACCGCCACCAGCAGTAATAGCTCCAGCAGCAAGCAGGTCGGTCTCAGAGAGGGTTAAGGTGTCTGAGGTGGTGTAGCCATAGCCAGGCTTGTTCGGTACCTGAGCCGTGATCGCGCCGCCAGAGATAGTCAGGTCAACGGTCGCCCCAATGCCGCTTCCGTCAGTAGTGGTAGGAATGTTCAGATAAGTGCCGTTAACAAGGTTCGTAGAGGACGAGCCAACAGCAAGAGTCTCGATGTTTCCAGTGCCCCAGATCAACATGCAGTGGGTAAACGTCATGTTATTGCCGCTACCGTCATGGGTAAACACTGCGGCCTTCGTGCTCAGTGCTACGCCGTCATCTGCGTAAGAGTTAACATCGCCACTGACGAAACTCAGGGTCTGTCGCTGGTAGCCGCCGCTAGAGGCAATTTCTGCGGCCAAGAACGTAGCGTCGATACCAGGAGTAGCTGGATTATAGCTCTGACCAGGGAGGTTTACTAGGATCGCCTCGAAGTGTGTGTCAACGAAGCGATTGGTGACCTGGGCAGTCAAC